CTATTTTTCTAATAACAAAACTATTTCCGATTCCTTTTTAAATGAACCCTAATCACATATTTGACAAACTACCGCTAAACTGAAAATTTAGCGGTAGTAGTTCACCAAATCCTATAATATCCCCCAATCCCTACATATGGAGATAAGCCATTTCGGCCAATCCCATAACCGGCCGTGATGCCTATTCCCCAGCGACGGGATGACTGCCGTTTTGTTATAGACATTGTCTTTCGAAATATATCAATACTATCGAGTGAAGGATTATATCCAGACACCCAAGCATGATAATCGTCCGTCAAGTATTCTTTCTGTGTGATCCTGATCGGAACAAAGATCGGCTCTCTCACTGTATCTCCCTCGAGTGTAATGTAGATGGGAAACATCTCCGGCACTGTCTGAATTACTGTTTCGTAGACAGGATAAGGGATGCTATCTCGAATCGTGTCACGATGGATAACAGTATCTGTTTTTTGGACAAAATCGATCTCTGCCCTCTTTGTACATCGGCCGGTCAGAAAACTGAGAAAACAAAGAATCAAAATCTGTATTACATGCCAAGTTTTCATGATTAATATTTCATAGCCATACCCATATTTGGATGCCGCCCGGATATGAAAAAGGCGGTAAATCTCTTAACTTGAAATTACCGCCCTATGATGATATGAAATAATTACGCTATTCTAAATCTATGACATCATGTAACGCCATGACTTTGTAAGCTGCAATTTTTCCATTTACAGTTAGTAAAACTACATCAACTAGATATGCTTTCTTTGTTGGGTTTGAATCTGAATGAAGTATCATTTCTTTTAACTCATCTGTTTCAAACACAACTGCCATTTTATTTTTAGATATAGCATCAATCACAGCCATGTTTCCTTTATCAGTCTCCATATCACTACGCATTTGGTATATGGTCATCAATTGCCTTGAATACATATCTGTAACAGGCTGAACGGATTTAATGGATTTAATTTCCTTTTCCAACTGGTTTTGAGCACTATTACCTTCTTGGAAGTTAAATGTGCAGTTGTAATATATATTGCTTTTATCTCCCTTATTGATGGCTCCGATTGTCGTAATCCCATTATTATCACCGGCTGTAACCAATGCGAGGTCTTTGAAATTTTTACATTCATTCAAATCTAAATCAGGCTTTAGCCCAACACCTTTCGTAAAGAAATCCAACACATTCTTGATGTAAGATGAAAATTCAAGAATGATGTTCATATTTTCTATAAACGGAAGTATTCCAGCTGATGCTATTTCACAAAGGATTATATCAATGCATCCTTCCTCTATCTTTTCTACATAAAGTTTGGATTTAGCAGCTTCTTTGCAATCCCCATTTTTCTTTGCAAATAAAGAAAAAAGATTTCCAATTGCATTCAAAGAAGTCACAAACTCTGATATTTCAATTGGCTTCGAATGCTCAATATGAAACAATATGGCATCCACGTTATTCTTTTGCTCCATCATCTTAACTCAATAAATACAATACAAAAATACAAATTTTAAATACTTGATCAGATCAATTATGTATGCTATAAATCATAATTCGGTAATTCCAACAATTCAAAGAGCGCTTCTAGGGACAAGAGCTATAGCATCTCCCACCCCGCAATAATATCACTCATCTCCGCCTCCCGTCCATTCTCCACCCGGCTCATTCCGGACACAATACGGATCATCTGCTCACGGTCGTTCACATTGATCGAATCATCAGCTGGAATTCCGGCATAATCAGATACAGCCATAATGTAGGCTTCCGTATGGTTATTATCCTCCGGTGGGGCCCAACGGGTAATCAGCTTACGGATAGTGTCGAGCTTGTAATTTTTGAAGTAGTTAGACAATATTTTAAACATAGCCCGGTATCCGTAAGCCATTGTTGTAAATTGCTTAAACGACTTATCCTTGCTTGGACGGATTTCTCCCTGAAACAAATCATCGTTAATCCGGATATTTCCGGGATTATTATTTCTTAAACCTCTTGGTAAATTATTCTTTTTCATTTTTATCCTCCTATTATTAATACCCATTCTGCGGTTCACGATCACCGCA